GAAATACCTGGCAAAGGGTGATGACGCTTCCCAAACGGTTGTGCGATTCCATCATGAGGAAAATGCCGACAGCGAGCAGCGTTATCACGCCTGGCTACAGGATCACCCGCAGGGTTTTGTGCTCAACTTACTGAAAAGCAGCGAAGGTAAAGAGGGGAGCAGCGTTTCAAACTCTACCTGCCTTCATGCGGCTGGTTGCCCTTCCGTCAATAATGAACGCAGCTATTCTCAGCCCCGGCCCTTTACAGGAGGGGACTATTTCAAAGTCTGTGCAGAAAATTTACAGGAACTGGAAACCGAAGCGCGCAGAATAACGCGGTTAACGACGATCAAGCGCTGCCGGTGTCTGAACACGGTTCTTGAGCGTTAAACCGCGTTTGCGTTCTGCCTGTGAACGGTCACAGGCAGCTCTCAATTCACCTCGCTATACACTCCCACCACGCGGCCGAGCATTTTTATCTCATCCACTCCGCATTCAAATGGCACTTTGCCGCCTGCGACATGCAATTTTTTGCCGGGCAGCAGCGTCAGTTCGCGCACGCTGATCATCCCTTCGATATCCACCAGCCACTGACCGTCGGAGAGCGCGGCATCGCGTTCAACAAAATGCAGTTTGCCGTCGCTTCGTAACACCATGCCGTTGGTGAACTGGCGCGAAAAGAAGTGGCTGTCGATCAGCAGCGTGTTTTCATCAATGAGTTTGCCTTCACTTAATGTGAATAACGGAAGCTGTTCAGATGCGCTGGAGGGCGCTTTACCCTCGAACTTCTGGCCTTCGCCGGTCATTAGCCACGTAATGCTGGCACCCGTTTCCAGGGCGCAATGCACCGCAAAATCGTATGACATGTTCCCGCGCTTATAGCGGTTTTGCAGCGAGCTGGCAGCGATGTCGAAGTGGTTAGCTAATTGAATTTTCTGGGAAAAACCATAAACCTCGCATATCCGATTCAATAGATCTTCATTATTAAAACTGGACTCTTTGAACATTATTGGCATTTTCCTTATTGATAAATACCAATATTGGGATTAGTATTTCCAATATTGGTTTTCAGCATCGCTTGCGCGGGTAAAATTCTCGCAATCGGTGACAGAAACTTAGCTAATGGGGAATGATGCTATATGGCTTCTGAAATCGCAATCATCAAAGTCGTCTCCCGGCCCAATCATCCCGCCTGGCCCATGCTGATATCCGCAAACAGGAGGCAGTATGGCGATTGAAGCTGTCGCGGCGACGGTGCCGCTCAGCGTCGGTGAGCGGCTGGCCGGATTGAATCATGTTGCTGCTCTGCGCGCCCGCTACGGCAGCGACAGCACACCGGAAGTGGTGCGATTTCTGGCGGACATGCGCGATCGCCGCGATCCGCAGTTTGCCGATAATCAACGCGCACTGGCCGCCATTTTCTTTCTGGCAAAAATACCCACAGCGCGGCATGAGCTGGATTTTGACGCGCTGACCACCGATGAGAAAACCGCTCTGATTGGCGCGATGAACCATTTTCGTGCCGTCGTGAGCCTGTTTCCCAGACGGCTAACCCTGCCGCTGTAAACCCAAACCAACCTTCACTGGCGTAAACCCGCCGGGCCGCCCTTTGCCCGCATTCAGGAGAAAACAGTATGCGAAATGAAAAACTACCTCAGGAGTACACCCATGGCTGATGAAATGGATCGCGCCCAGCAGCGCGAGCAGGAAGACCGGGAGCGCCACATTGAAAACGCGCGCCGCCGCGTGAGCACCCCTTCGCGTTTAATCTGCGAAGAGTGCGACGCCCCCATCCCGGCAGCCCGCCGCATTGCCATTCCAGGCGTGGTGTTGTGCGTCACCTGTCAGGAAATTGCTGAACTGAAAAGTAAACATTACCGTGGCGTCTGAAGCCGCTATCGCCTGGGCTTACCCGTGGAATGCGCCCCGGACAGCGATTGCCAGCCCGTATCTCACCCATGCTGAACAGCAGCGCCGTTATCAGCAGATGGCGGCGGTGCAGCAGGTGCAAAAGCGGCTGGCCACTCTGTCTGACAGCGTGCGCAATGACGTTTACCGTACCCTTGACGCGCTGGAGACGCACCACGGCAGCCCGCGCGCGCAGGCTTTTTTGCTGCACTTTGGCCGTAAAACGCTGCCGCGCCTTGAGCAGGTCGGGCAGCAATACGCCGCTGCGGGCATTCACCGTAATCTCTCTGACGCGGTTTTCGGCGGCCATTTTGATACCCGCTTCCAACAGTATCTGGCCGCGAAGATGGTAAATCTGGTGCACCGTTTTAACCGTCTGCCGGATCTGACGCGCGCCGATATCGATTTGCTGGCGGGCGATATCGCCATGTTTATCCGTGGCGAGCTGGCCGCTCTCGACGATGGCGCAATGGGAGAGCTGGAAACGCTGAACGCCTGGTACCAACATGCCGGGATCATTACCTGGCAGTTCAACGTTGTGCCGCCGCACTGGACTGCGACGACCAGCCGCTTCTGGGATCGGGATAAAATTGCCCCGGCGGTGATCCGCATGTTTAGCGAAAGCTGGTGGCGGGGCCGTCTGCGCCGGATGGCGGCTGCGTGGCGCGAACATCTGCAAATTGCCCTTGGCAACGTCAGCCGTAAAAAATACCCCTACGCGAGCAAAAAGTGCCTCACCGACTGGCGGGAGCAAAAGCGCCGCACGCGTGAATTTCTCAAAGGGCTGGAGCTTGAGGATGAAGAGGGCAACCGCATCAGCCTTATCGACAAACACGACGGTTCAGTAGCAAACCCGGCAAAGCGGCGCTGTGAACTGATGACCCGCATTCGCGGATTTGAAAATATCTGCCACCAGCTTGGCTACGTGGGGGAGTTTTATACCCTGACCGCGCCGTCGAAATATCACGCCACCACCCGCGCAGGCTACCGCAACCACAAGTGGAACGGGGCCAGTCCCGCAGATACGCAGCGCTATCTCACCAGCCTGTGGGCGTGCATCCGGGCAAAACTGCACCGCGAGGCGATCCGCATTTTTGGTATTCGCGTTGCCGAACCGCATCACGATGGCACCCCGCACTGGCACTTGCTGATGTTTATGCTGCCGGAAAATGTCGCCCGCGTGCGCCAGATCGTGCGCGACTACGCCTGGCAGGAAGAGTCCAGCGAACTGACCAGCGATAAAGCGAAAACCGCACGTTTCCATGCCCAGGCGATCGACCCGCAAAAAGGCAGCGCCACCGGCTATGTCGCAAAATACATCGCCAAAAACATCGACGGCTATGCGCTGGAGGAGGAAACCGACAACGAGAGCGGCGCGCGGCTTAAGGATATGGCACCTGCCGTCTCCGCCTGGGCTGCGCACTGGCACATCCGCCAGTTTCAGTTTGTCGGCGGCGCGCCGGTGACGGTGTACCGGGAACTGCGACGGCTGGCGGATACGCAGACTGCCATGGGGCTGAGCGTGGAGTTTGCCGCCGTGCACCATGCCGCCGACGCCGGAGACTGGGCGGGCTATGTCAACGCACAGGGCGGGCCGTTTGTGCGACGCGACGATCTGCAGGTGCGCACGCTGTATGAGTCCCGGCAGGGATTTAATCAGTATGGTGAAGAAATCGTCTGCATTCGCGGCGTCTACGACGTGGCGGTGGGATCGGGCTCGCCGATCCTGACCCGGCTGAAGCAATGGAAAATTGTGCCGAAGCGCGCGCCTTCTCGGAGTTCTGTCATTAACTGTACGCACAGCGAACCCCTGCCGGAGGATTACGATCTCAGCGTGCCGCTCAATCGCACAGCGCGACGGCGGCTGACGCAACGTCTCAGAGAGGGAGGCCGGGATCGGCGTGGAAAGAAATCTTTTTTATGCGACCTGCATGGCAGGCCAGGGTCAGGAAAATCCTTAAGCGCGCTGCGGCTTTAGCGCGGGCAGGCAAACGGATAAGCCTTTAATTTATATCTATATCATGTACATACAGCAAAGGCGGGCTGATTTTTTTTCTTCCCCTTTTTTGCCGTAACGTGCTACTGTATGTTTATACAGTATCTCACTGGGGGGGTCTTGTGGGTAACGAATTAAATGAGCGGGTCATGCTGGAACGGGTCGAAATGATTGCACGATTGACGACCGAAGGGGTGTGTCAGGAGAGGGATCGTGAGATCGCCCTGGATCTGATCGCGGAGATCGCGAGAGGAAATTTAATGAACAGCAACGCGTTTTCGGTGGTTTTTTCCGCAACGCCTCTCGAAAAAAAATGAATAAACGATGGACGTAGCGGTTAACCGCCAGACGCGCACGCATAAAAAACGCCTCATGCTCTCCCGCATGGGGCTTTTTTTTGGCCGCTATCCAGAGCCGTGGTTGTGCAGGGGATCAGCCGTCGGCAATAAGTAGTGAAAAGAGGCTATCGTCGGGAAAATACTCCTGTTCCAGACGTTAATTTTCCATCCCGGAGGCCTCTTTATGAAGATTTATGCGCTACAGGGCGACACCCTGGATCTCATCTGCAACCGCTACTACGGGCGAACGGAAGGCGTGTTTGAGACGGTGCTTGCCGCCAACCCAGGGCTTGCGGCACTGGGCGTGGTGCTGCCGCACGGCACCACCATTGAACTGCCGGAAGTCTCTACGGCCCCCGTCACCGGGAGCGTAAACCTGTGGGACTGAATATCGAAAAAATCACCTCGTTTATCGCCTACTGGCTGAGCGTGGCGCTGGCCGCCTTTGGTGCGATGACCCCGCAGGACTTCGCCGCCTGGTTCGGTGTGCTCGGCGTCGTGCTGACCGTCAGCGTGAACTGGTATTACCGCCGCAAAAGTTACGCGCTGCTGGCTATGCAGCTCAAACAGAGCGGCATCAACGGGGAAGAAATCAGCGATGTCCTCAATCGGTAAACGTTGCAGCCTCGCCGCTGTGCTGGCGATGGCAGCGCTGGTGCCGGATTTTCGGCTCCTTCAGACCTCTCAGCCAGGGCTGGCGCTGATTGCCGATCTCGAAGGCTGCCGCCTGCATCCTTATCAGTGCAGCGCGGGCGTGTGGACAACCGGGATTGGTCACACCGCAGGCGTCGTGCCAGCGCGCGATATCACTGAGCGCGAGGCGGCAGCGAACCTGGTGGCGGACGTGCTCAACGTTGAGCGTCATCTCGCCCGCTGCGCGCCGGTAGCGATGCCGCAGTCGGTCTACGACGCGCTGGTGAGCTTCACCTTTAACGTCGGCAGTGGGGCGGCCTGCCGCTCGACGCTGGTGGCCTTTATCCAGCGCCATCAGTGGTCGCAGGCGTGCAATCAGCTGACCCGCTGGGTGTTCGTCAACGGGGTGAAAAACAGAGGCCTGGAAAACCGCCGCCAGCGTGAGCAGGCGTATTGCCTGAAGGGGGCGCAATGAAAATCCTGACCGCGCTGCTGGTGCTCGCCGCACTCATCACGGCCTGGCTGATGCAGCAAAACAGCGGGCTGCGGGACGCCTTCGACAAGGCGAACGTCGCCTCCCACGAACAAAAAACACGGGCGGAGCGGCTTGAACTTCAGCTTCATGCCGCCGCCGCGATCGCTGCGCAAAACGAGCAGGCGCAGGTTTTGCTGCGTCAGAAGCTCGAGGCTGCCGCCGCTCGCGACGCCCGGCGTGAGCAGAGATTAAAAAGGTTACTCAATGAAAATGAAGACTTTCGCCGCTGGTACGGCACTGATTTACCTGACGTTGTGCGCCGGGTGCACCAGCGCCCCGCCTGCGCCTCCGCCGCTGATTGTTTACAACAGCTGCCCGAAAGTGAGTCCGTGCCCGATGCCGGGCAGCGATCCGCACACTAACGGCGATCTCAGCGCCGATATCCGTCAGCTGGAACGTGCGCTGGAAAGCTGCGCGCTCCAGGTGGACACCCTTAAACATTGCCAGGAGGATACCGATGCTCAAACCCGACAGTCTGCGCAACGCCCTGATTAATGCGGTTCCGGCGCTGCGCGACCATCCCGACACGCTGCGTCTTTACGTGGCGAGCGGCAACGTCGCCGCGACGCTTGCCCCTTCGCTCTCTTTTGAAAAGCAGTACCGCCTGACGGTGGCCATCAGCGAGTTTGCCGGTGATATTGATCTGCTGCTGGTGCCGGTAATGGCCTGGCTGCGTGAAAACCAGCCCGACGTGATGGCCACCGACGAAGGGCGCAAAAGTGGCTTCACCTTTACGGCGGAAATTAACGAAGGCCGTAGCCTCAACGTCACAATGAACGTGCAGCTCACCGAGCGCACGCTCGTGAAAGAAGGGGAGGCGGGCCTGTATGCGGAAAACCTTCCTGAGCCGCGCGCGCCGGAGCCGGTAACTCGCCCGATGGCGCTCTATATCAATGGCGAATTAGTCAGCCAGTGGCGTGAATAATCCCGCTTTTTAAGCCTTTCAAAAACCCGGCCACCGCGTCGGGTTTTTCATTTTAAATCAATGGCCTGATTTATTACGCGTTGTGCCATCGCTGGCGAAACGGGCCTTGATTGCCGCGAAACGCGGCCAGCGGCATCCTTTGCGTTATGAATACATTCGCAAACATCCATGAACTGGCCCGCCTGCTGCGCAACATGATCCGCACCGGCATCATCGTCGATATCGACCTTGATGCCGGGCGTTGTCGGGTGCAGACCGGCGGCATCTACACCGACTGGCTTCCGTGGCTGACCCAGCGCGCCGGACGCTCACGCACGTGGTGGGCACCGTCTGCGGGTGAGCAGGTGCTTCTGCTGGCCGTGGGCGGCGAGCTGGATACCGCCTTTGTGCTGCCGGGCATTTTCTCTAACGACCATCCCGCGCCCTCGGCCTCGGCGGACGCCTGGCACGTCGCCTTCCCGGATGGCGCGGTCATTGAGTACGAGCCGAAAACCAGCGCCCTGACCGCCAGCGGGATAAAAACCGCTGAGGTCACCGCCTCCGGGTCGCTTACCGCGACCGTACCGGTGGTGCTGGTCAAAGCATCAACACGTATCACCCTCGATACCCCGGAGGTGATCTGCACCAACAAACTGACGACCGCCACGCTGGAGGTGCAAAACGGCGGAAACATGCACGGCAATATTGCGCATAGCGCGGGTGCTTTCACGTCAAACGGCGTGCAGGTGGACAACCACAACCACGGTAACGTTCAGAGCGGCGGTAGCTGGACTAAGGGGATCAAATGACCGCGCGTTATATCGGCCTTAGCCGAACCGATGGCCGGACACTGACGGATGCTGACCACATCAGCCAGAGCCTGAGCGACATTCTGCGCACGCCCATCGGTTCAAGGGTGATGCGCCGCGATTATGGCTCGCTGCTGGCCGCAATGCTCGACCAGCCGCAGACGCCCGCGCTTGAGCTGCAAATCATGGTGGCCTGCTATATGGCGATCCTGAAATGGGAGCCGCGCATCAGCGTGACCGCCGTGACCACGGAGCGCCAGGCGGACGGGAAAATGATCGTGAACCTGACCGGCCAGCATGCCGACACCGGCGAAAGCCTTTCTTTAACCCTTCCAGTGAGTTGAAACCATGCCGATTATCGACCTGAGCCAGCTCCCCGCGCCGGATGTGGTCGAGGAGCTTGATTATGAAAGCATCCTCGCCGGGCGTAAGGCGACGCTGATTTCCCTCTATCCCGGCGACCAGCAGGACGCCATCGCCCGCACGCTGGCGCTGGAGTCAGAACCGCTGACCAAATTCCTTGAGGAAAACGCCTACCGCGAAGTGATCTGGCGACAGCGGGTGAACGAAGCTGCCCGCGCCGTGATGCTGGCCTATGCGCAGAACAGCGACCTCGATGTGATGGCCGCCAATAACAACACCGAACGGCTGATCATTGCGCCCGCAGATGCCACCACGCTGCCGCCGACACCGGCGGTGATGGAGTCCGATACCGATTTGCGTTTGCGCGCCCAGCAGGCGTTTGAAGGACTGAGCGTCGCCGGGCCGACCGGAGCGTATGAGTACCACGGTCGCAGCGCGGACGGGCGCGTGGCGGATATTTCCGTCGTCAGTCCGACGCCTGCCAGTGTGACCATCACCGTGCTCTCACGCGAGGGCGATGGCTCTGCCGGGGCGGATCTGCTGGCGGCGGTGGAAAACGCGCTGAACGCCGAGGATGTGCGCCCGGTGGGCGATCGCGTGACGGTGCAGGCCGCCACCATCGTGCCATATCAGATTGACGCAAAACTCTTTTTCTATCCTGGACCTGAAGCGGAACCGATCCGTCAGGCTGCCGAACAGCAGTTGCAGGACTACATCAGTTCGCAGCGTCGCCTGGGGCGCGATATCCGCCAGTCGGCGATCTATGCCGCGCTCCATGTGGAAGGGGTTCAGCGCGTGGAACTGACCGCGCCTGCCGCGGACATCGTGCTCGACAAGCATCAGGCGTCGTATTGCACCCGCTACCGCATCACCGCAGGGGGTACGGATGAGTAACGATCGTCTGCTGCCCGTCGGGTCCTCGGCACTGGAAGTGGCGGCAACAAAGGCGGCGTCAGAGATTGAGCGCGTGCCGGTGCCGCTGCGCCAGCTCTGGGACCCATGGCAATGCCCTGTGGCGCTGCTGCCGTGGCTGGCCTGGGCGCTGTCGGTTGACCGCTGGGATTTTACCTGGCCGGAAGCGACGAAACGCAGCGTGATTGCGGCTTCGTTTTACGTCCATCAGCACAAAGGCACCATCAGCGCCCTGCGGCGGGTCATTGAACCGCTTGGCTTTCTGATCGAAGTACGGGAGTGGTGGCAGCTCAATGAGGAGCCCGGCACGTTTCGCCTGGTAGTGGGCGTGCTCGACCAGGGGATTACCGATGAGATGTATCACGAGCTTGAGCGGCTGATTGAAGACGCGAAACCGGCCAGCCGCCATCTTACCGGCCTTGCGATAAGCCTCAGTGCCACGGGAAACGCCTGGGCTGGCGCAGGGTTTTACGACGGCGATGCCATGACGGTTTACCCCTACACCCCAGAGGAAATTGTGGTCGGGGGCGAGTTCTACCCGGCTTTGTCCATCCATTTGATTGATAACATGAGAGTAAATGCATGACCGCGAAATATTTTGCCATTCTGACCAATCAGGGCGCGGCAAGGCTGGCGAACGCGACCGCGCTCGGCACTAAGCTGAACCTGACGCAAATGGCCGTCGGGGACGCTAACGGCGCGCTGCCCGTTCCCGATCCGGCCCAGACCCGATTAATCAATCCGAAGCGTATGGCTCCGCTGAATTTACTGAGCGTTGATCCGAACAACGCCAGCCAGATTATTGCCGAGCAAATTATCCCGGAAGACGTGGGGGGATTCTGGATCCGCGAAATTGGCCTGTATGACGATGAAGGCGTGCTTATCGCCGTGGCAAACTGCCCGGAGACCTATAAACCGCAGTTGCAGGAAGGCAGCGGCCGTACCCAGACCATTCGTATGATTTTGATTGTGTCGAGTACAACGGCGATTACGCTGAAAATCGATCCGTCGGTGGTGCTGGCAACGCGTAAGTATGTGGACGATAAGGTTATTGAGGTGAAGTTGTACGCCGATAACCTGATGAAAGCGCATACCAGCGCCGCCGATCCGCACCCGCAGTATGCGCCAAAAGCCAGCCCCGTTTTTACCGGTTCCCCAAAGGCACCGACGCCGGCGCAGGCCGATAACTCCACGCTGCTGGCAACCACGGCCTATGTGAAAACTGCTTTAGCCGGGCTGGTAGGTTCAGCCCCCGCCGCGCTGGATACCCTTAACGAACTCGCCGCCGCGCTGGGCAACGATCCGAAATTTGCCACCACTATGCTCAACGCATTAGCCGGCAAACAGCCGCTGGACACCACGCTGAATGCGCTGAGCGGTAAAAGTGTCGCCGCGCTTCTTGAATACCTTGGTTTAGGAGAAGCAGCGAAAAGGAATGTGGGTAATACCCCGAATCAGATCCCCGATATGTCATTTTTTAACTTTGGGGGTTCCTGGTTTAAACAACCTAATGGCTGGATTATTCAGGGTTTTTCAATGACGCTGCCTGCCGGAGTAACGTCCGGAACCGTGACGTTTCCTGTCCCGTTCCCGCTTAAGTGTCAGTCGATAGTAAATTCCGGCCAGAGTCTCTCTGGCGTTAATCCGGGAACTATCGCTTTCAATCCTACAGGGCTTTCTACTGTGCAGTGGTGGCGCTTTGGATCAACAGATGCAACTTCCGCAAGCATGATTGCGATGGGATATTAATATGGAAAATGTGTACCGCTATTTTAATGATTGTTTCTATCCTCTTGCGCTTGAAAGTGCTTACAGAAATTCAGGAACATGGCCGGAAAAGGGTGTCGAGGTGGGGGAGGCGATTTTTGCGGAATTCACGCAGCCAGCCCCTCCAGGCTGTCAACGTGGTACGGATGAAAACGGTTATCCCGCCTGGGTCCCACTTCCTGCATTAACAAAAGAAGAACTGATTGAACAGGCAGAACAGCAGCGTCAGGAGCAGATTGATGCTGCGAATAATCATATAAACAGTAAACAGTGGCCAGGCAAAGCGGCTATTGGCCGGTTGAAGGGGGACGAGCTAACCAAATATGGTCTATGGCTGGATTACCTGGATGCGCTGGAAGCGGTGGATACCTCCGGTGCTCCGGATATTAACTGGCCTGTTGCTCCCCAGATGAGTTGACCGTAACCACAACCCTCTCGCCGTTATCATTAACGGCGATTTTTTTTACAGAAAGAAACGGGCTTACAGTTAGCACCCCGCTAAGCCAGGAAACGGTAGCTAGCCTGTTCGATATTTGCTTCCAGGCTGCTGCCACTTCAACCCCTCCGTCTGATCAAACCGCCCGGATTTTATTCCCGTTTCCATCATTTACCGCAAATTCCCGGCAGCAAAATGCGATGCGCAGTTGTGCCATGCCCCGTCCAGCGGGGTTGAATAGCCACTGTTAGTCCGGCAGGAGAAACTATCACTCACCCAAACACCACGGAGTTAAAACGGATGAGTGATTTCCATCATGGCGTACAGGTTGTCGAAATTAACGACGGCACCCGCGTCATTTCCACAGTCTCAACCGCGATTGTTGGCATGGTCTGTACGGCCAGCGATGCAGATGCGGCGACATTTCCTCTCAATGAACCAGTGCTGATTACCAGCGTGCAGAGCGCGATTGCCAAAGCCGGTAAAAAAGGCACGCTGGCGGCCTCTTTGCAGGCGATTGCCGATCAGGCGAAACCCGTTGTAGTCGTTGTACGTGTTGAAGAAGGCACGGGCGATGATGAGCAGGCGGCGCTGGCGCAGACGGTGTCTAACATCATCGGCACCACCGACGCCAACGGCAAATATACCGGCCTGAAAGCTCTGCTCACCGCAGAAGCGGTCACCGGCGTTAAGCCACGTATTCTTGGCGTGCCGGGCTTCGATACTCTCGAAGTGGCAACCGCGCTGGCACCCGTTTGTCAGAAGCTGCGCGCGTTCGGTTACATCAGCGCCTGGG